TCAGCCCGTCCGGGCAACCAAATCCCCCTTCTCGATAAACCTGATCCGGTACGCCTCACGCTCTGAAGAGTTCATGAACTCCCAGGCGAAATCCTCCTCTTTCGGGCCTCCGTCGCATTGCCCGTACCGATACCAGCCGCCGACGCGCAAACCGGAGTACATCAGGTTGCGCTTGATGACTCCGACGCCGAGGGTTTCCAGCATTTCGCGGAACAGCTCGTCGGCTTCGGCGCGGCTGACCTGCTGAGAGCAATAAATCCAATCGTGCACGACGCCAGCGGCGCGGTGATCCAGGCCATCGAACAGTGGATCGACCAACCATGGTATCGAGGCCAGATCGGTGACGAACCAGCGCGGCACGGTGAATTCCCGGCCATCGCGCGCGTGGTAGCGGAACGGTTCCAGTAGCACCCACTCGCCCGGCTTGTAGGCGCGCAGGTCCAGCGCGCCCGAGAACCATGCTTCGCTCATTGGCCACCCCCGGCGCAGTGGATGCTGATGCGGTTCGGCGCCATGGCTAGCGCGACGGCCTCGCGGTTTGCGCTGCGGGCTGGCTCGGGCAGCATGCAGTAGCGGGCAACGGCGTATTGGGCGGACTGGATGACGGTGCAACCTTGGAGGGCGAGCAGCAGGCAGGCGGCGATGATCAGGCGCATGGTGTTTTCCCTTCGAATAGTGCCCGCTCAGCAGCGCGGCGTTTGACGAGCCCGGTCAGCTTCTTGCCCGAGGCGTAGACCCAACGGTCGAATTGGGCCGCAGCGCCGGAGTAGTCGCCCGCATTGAGCAGGCGCAGCAGCGTGGATTTCTCCAACGCGCCCGGGCCGAGGTTGTAGACGAAGCTCGACAGCGCGTCCCATTGGCCCTGCGTTAGCGGCACCCTCACCAGCGCCTCGATATAGCCATCGAAGCGCGCCACGTCCTCGCGCAGCAGTTCTTCGGCGCGCTCCTTGCTTATCTCCTGCCCCATCTTCACGCCGCGCGTGGTGCCGTAGCCGATAGTTGGAACCCTCCACCCATGAGCGGGGTCTGGGTATGCCTTTTCGCTGAACCCTTCAAACTTCTTAATGATATCTAGAGCGTCTTGACTTGCTTTCATTGTGCCGTATCCTATTTTTACTTCTACCGAGTCGGTGTACTTTTATGAGCAAGAACCCGCGACTTATCGACATGACCGGAATGCAATTTGGCGAATGGACCGTTATAAGAAGAGCTGGGAACCTAAAGGGTGGCGCCGCGACATGGGTCGCGAAGTGCCGTTGCGGCACGGAGCGGGAGGTTATTGGTGCTGATCTTCGTCAGGGAAAGTCGAAATCGTGTGGATGCATAGGAAAATCTCGCATCGGAGAACTAAACCGGAGTCACGGCCTATCAAAGACTCGCCTGTATTACATTTGGCAGAACATGAAGGCCAGATGCGCAGACCCAGCCAACGAGGACTATGGGGCGCGCGGAATAACCGTATGCCAAGAGTGGCAGGGTTTTGATCAGTTCATGTCATGGGCTCATGCCAGCGGATATGACGAACACCTTTCAATAGAAAGAATCGATGTGAATGCTGGCTACTCTCCGGATAACTGCACTTGGGCTGATGCCGCCACGCAAGCAGCAAACAGACGCTTTGTCCGAAAGCGTGAAGATGGTCGCCTGTGGCGGCATATAGCTCTTGAGAACGGAATAACTAATTCCGCCTACTCAACAAGAATCCATGACGGATGGACAGAGGAAGAGGCTGCAACTTGGCCGATGTTCAAGAGGCGTCAACCACAACCGCGAGACAAAGATGGCAAGTACATAACGCCAACGCCGACAGCATCGCGATAAGCGCGCAGGCGCAGCCCCTCGAACTGACGGATTAAGGCCAGCCCGCTTTCTGATGTGCGCATGTTTTCTCCAGGCAATAAAAAACCCGCCGAAGCGGGTCATGGTGTCGCGGTCGTTTAGGCAGGCCAGTCCTGGTCGAGCATTTCCGGCGTGAAGGTGCCGGCCTCCAGCGCCTCCAGTAGCTCGGCCTCGCGGTTGAAGCACGCCTGCACATGCGCCCGAGCTGCCGTGGCCACGCCGATGATTTGCTCAGCCGTCAGATCGACGAAGCCGTCAGGCGTTTTCCAGCGCAGCGTATACGAGGGATCGAGCATGGCCTGTACGGTTGCGCCGGTAATCAACGCCTGGCTGTCGCGGCCGGTGTCGATGTGCATGCCGCCAACGTCGATACCGGCCACCTCGGCCTGCCAGCGGCGGTCGGCGATTTGCTGGGCCAATCGCTCGCGCCGTGCAACCATCTCAGAGTCCAGCGCAGCTTGGAATTCTGCCTCGGATAGCTCAGCCAGCACACCTGGCAGGTCTATTACCGATTCCTCGGGGCAGGTTCCGTATAGCGTAGGTATTAGCGTCGGGTACTCTGATTCCAGCGCAAAACCGAACTCCAGTCCAGCAATAGTAGGCGGCACGGGTCCATTGCGTGCAGGTTCCTGCGTAACAGGGGTGCCAGTTACAGCATCGACGTAGGTGTATTTCAGGTAGCGCATGTTTCTCTCCGTTCGGCTGACATAAAGGTGCGGGTAAAGTCGCGGTCCACTGCATGCCCGTGCCGCAGCATCTGCCGTGCAAGGGTCTGGCGTTCGTAAAAGGCGCTGCACTGGCGCATCAGGCCGAGATAGCTGTTGGCGCTGCTGCGTCGGGACTCCGCATCCTCGGCCGCTACTACCCGGTGTATGGCGGACGGCAACATGCGGCCCCGCAGCACGCGGCGCCAGGGCTTGATGACCTGCCCCACGAAATCCACGCCTCGGTCGATGGGTTGCAGCACGGTCTTGGTCGGGTTGATTGCCGCGCGCAGCCGCGTAGCCAGAAACGCCTCAATGCGCCCCTTGGCCTCGGCCAGCCACTCGGTGCTTTCGTGCAGCAGGATGAAATCGTCGACATAGCGGATGTAGCCCTTCGGCTTGATCCGATGCCCGATGAACTGATCCAGCGCGTTCAGGTAGACGTTGGCGAAGAACTGGCTGCTGAGGTTGCCTATCGGGAGGCCGCACCCGTCCTGCGCATGGAACAGGCTCTTATGCCGCGGCACCAGCGCCATCAGCTCCGGCGGGCTGCGCACATCCACCTGCGGCAGCGGGTCGTGGAAAAGGATTTGCTCGGTGATACTGCGAGTCCAGCCGCTCCCCAGCTTCGGCTCGAGCAGCCCGAACAGGGTCGGCCGATGAATCGACACGAAGAAGTTCGAGAGATCCAGCTTCAGGTAGTAGGCGCGGCGAGACCAGTTCTGCGTCACGCTGCGAACCTGGCGCTCCAGCCGCTTGGCGCCGTACAGCGTTCCACGGCCCGGGATGCAAGCACAGCTTGCCGCCGAGAACGAGGCCTCGAAAACCGGGGCGATCCGGTTGTACATGATGTGGTGGACGATTCGGTCACGAAACGCAGCGGCCCACACCTCGCGGGGCTTCGGGTTGGTGACCACGAAACAGCGGCTCGCGCCGATCTGGTACCGGCCGGATGCCAGGTCGTCGCGCAGCCTGCACAGATTGCGCGCCAGGCGCAGCTCGAAGGCGATCGCGCTGTCGGTGTTGCGCTTGCCTTTCCTGCAGTCGCTGTAGGCGACCACGATTTCTTCCATGGTTGGAGTCATGTCAGCAGGCCCCTGCGGGGTTATCTGCGGACGGGGCGCACCAGATACGCATTGGTCTTGTTGTTGTTGTTCTGGTTGCCATCGCTGAAGCGCTGGATCCAGGCGTTGTTGGTGTTGGGAGCGTACTCAGTCGAAGTTGCGTCTTCACGTCGCCCAGCCGAAGGCGTGTGCCGATCAGCCGGGAAACTGCCCGTAGACCTGCTGCAATGGTGCAGCGGTTTCGCAAGGGCCTGTCGTGGGCCGCAGCCCAGGGACGCAACCAGATAAATCGCGCGGGAAGGATCACCGTGGCAATCCAGCAGCGGGCGACGCGTTGAGCCTGCTGACATGATTTTTGCGCGAGCCGTTACCGCTCGCGGCGAACTTTTGCCATCCGCCAGCCTGCCTGCCGATATCGGCGGTCAGCTCTGCGGAGCGGGCGTATTGCTTCAGGCTGATCAGCTTGAGGTCGGCGGACAGCTGCAGCAGCATCTCCACCACCTGCAGCGTTTCCAGCAGCTTGCCGATGTGGGGCAGCTTGTCCTCCGCCGCATTGGCGCGATAGATCATCAGCACCAGCAGTACGGCCTCGTTGTGCAGGCGCTGACCCAGCGATGGGCGAAAGTCGCGGGCGAAGTGACGAATAAGCTCGGTGACCAGGCTCAACAACTCGTAGCTGGCGCGGTAGATCGGCAGGTTTTTCGATTTGGACATGTGCAAACTGCAGGCTCTAGCCCGCGCAAGCGCGGGCATCAAAGGGTCAAAGGCTAAATTTTCAATCTGCGGACGGGGCGCACCAGAAACGCATCGGCCTTGCCGTGGCTGGTCTGGTAGCCATCGCTGAAGCGCTGGAACCAGGCGGTGTTGGTGCCGGGAGCGTACTCAGTCGAGGTCCAGTACCAGGTAGGCACTGCGAATGCCTCGGCTCCGCCCGCCTTGAACGCTGCGGCCGATGTCTGGGCCGGGCTGCCGGTCGTATACGAAGCGCCAACCGGGACGCTGTTGGCGTTATCACCATGGTTGCCGGCCTCGGCGCGCGAGCCAGTGATGTTCGCCGTAGTGTCTGGCTTGAGGTTCCGATACAACAACTCCAACTGGTCGCGCGCGGGCAGGTGCCAATCGGTAAAGCCGCCACCGTTGTAGGCACGGCAATACTGGGCCGCCGGGTGCGTGGCGTTGTTCATGCTGTTGCTGTTCGCCAGGCCGTCGTGATAGCTCGACGTCCCAGCGGTCGCGCTGTTCGCCGTCTTGTGAGCCAGAGTGGCCTCGGCAGATTTGGGCGCGACGATAATGATGTAGTCGCCGTCGGCGTAGCGGATCTTCCCCGCGTAGAACCCGCCGCCAAAGGCCTGCCCGATGACGGTCGGCAGGAACTGATCAGCCGTCCGAAACGCCAGCTCTGCCCACTCGCCAGCGCCAAACGTCGCGCCAATGTGCCGAACCGCCATGTGGTAGTCCGTCGCGACGACGAGGGTGTCTTGAGGTAGCGTGATGCTCAGCTTGCTGGCTGAGTTGTTCAGCGAGGACCAGACCAGCGTCCCGGTGCGCCCTGCCCCCGTCCAGATTTCCCAGTCGGTTGCAGCGTGGGTATCAGTGTTCTGGCCGATCATGGCGAAGGGGCCGGTAGATAGCGTCGGGTTGCCCATGACGCCGGTGGCTTCCGGTGATGTGATGATCGGGGCCGCGGGGCGATCAGGCAGAATCTCGACTGCGAACGCCTGCGGCTGGCCATCGCGCGTGACCGTCAGCGTGACCGTTTGTGCTGCACTGGGCGCGGCGAGCGTGATCGTTTCGCCGCTCATGCTCACAGATCCTGCAGACACTTGGGCAACATAAGTTCCGAAAGAGTCGAAATTGGTGATGGTGTAGGTTTTCGTCTGCGTGACGTAAGCCGAGGTCGGGCCGGACAGATAGACGGTTTGCACGCCGATGCTGGCAGGGGTTAGCGAGACGACGCCGGTTTGGCCGTTGACGGATGTAACGGGGCCGTCAGCGATGGAGGCGGCGGCATTGACTGCGATCTGTGCGCTAGCTGCCGATTCGCTGGCCGACGTGGCCGCTGCAGCAGCGCGCTCGCCCGCTAGCGCGGCATGTTCTGCAACCTCTGCGGCGCTCGCCTCCACGGTCGAGGTATTGGCAGCCACGGTCGAGGTATTGGCAGCCACCTCGGCGCGGGCGGCCTCGACTGCGGCCTCGCTTGCGGCTGCCGCCGTGGCGCTGGCATCGGCGTCGATGGCACGCTGATCCACAAAAGCGGCGGAGCTGTTGGTCTGCGTCACGAACTGCGGCAAGGCTGCGGCGAATGCGTCTGCCTTTAACGCGAAGTCGGCCGGCGCGTCAGAGCGCACCGGAGGCGTGGGGATTGCGGTAATCACGGGTGCCGTCATGTCAGGCCCTCAACAGTAATAGTGGCGTCCGAAACGGTCGGGCCGCTGATTGAAATCTGGAAGTCGCGGTAGTAGCCGAACAGCACCGTGCTCTCGTAGCCCTGCGCACCGATCCAGACGACAGGCCGGGAGCGGATCGCAGCGAGCAGGCGTTGCACGACAGAGACGCGGGGCGTGTCGACTGCTACGTCGAACTCGGCTCGTTTCGAGAAGGCCCGCTCGACCACCAGGGCATTGCCGAATGGGTCGACCTCTTTGCGCGAGTAGTCGGTGATCCCGACCGACGTGCCATAGAGCGCCACGCCGATATCCGCCTGACGACCCATGACGAGGTGCCCGCACGCGGCGGTTTCGGTGTTGTTTTCCACCGTCACGGATAGCGATGCGCCGACGTAGGCCGGGAGGTCCGTCAGCACGGCATCCGATTGCCGGCCAATTGGCGCGAAAAACCACTCGTACCAATCGCCCACGCCCGCATCGACGAGCGACAGGTCGCGCTGGTAGACGACGCCCTCCGTCGAATCAGTAAGCGTCACGGAGAGCGAGCGCCCGAGCAGGTTGAACAGGGCCAGCGCGTTGATGGCCTCGCCCGGCGTGAGAGTTACCGCAATGCTGCCGGTCTGCTCGGTGAGGCTGCCCACGCGGTCATCGAACATCCGCCAGCGGTTCGTCGCGCCGAGGTCAAGCCACTTGGGCGGGTCGCTGGTGTCTGTCTCGGGGTTTGCGCCAGTGTGGGCTACAAGCGCCTCGTAGTTGCGGTGGCTGTACATGACCCGAGCGCCCACGGCGTAAGCGGTTGCCGCGCTCCATGCGGCATGGTCGGCTTCGGGTACGGTGCTGCTGGTCAGGATGGCCGGCGTTATTTCAACCGGCCTGATAATCCTCATGCTGTCGCCCTCTCAGTCGGCAAGCCGTCGTAATCCCAGCGCTCAAGGAACTCGACGCGCTTGGCTGTTTGCATGGCGTGTTTGGCGATTGATCGCAGGGCGTCACCCTGACGCTCGACGGACTGTTGCAGCGATGCGATGGCCTTGGTTGTGTCGCTGCCGCCGCCCAGCATCGCCGCCGTCTGACTGGCGTTGTAGATGCGCGACGGGCCGGTGACCTCAAGTTCGGGGCCGTTCTCGCCAACCAGTCGCAGGCCGCCAGAATGGAAACCACCCGAGGCAAAGCCCGGAATGCCGCGCTGCTTCATAGCCTCCTTGTCTGCCGGGCTCGCCCATTGCTGCATGTTCGCGGCGATCTCGGAGTATTCGAGATCCCCCGAGCGCAGCCGACCAGACCAGTAGGCAACTTCATCAGCTGATGCGGTGCGCCCAAAGAGGTCGCTGTAGAGCGTCGAGACGATTGCACCGTTGTTCTGCGGCGTGTTGGCCTGTGCCGCGCCTTTCGGCAGGGCACCCAGCGCGGCGACAACCGAGGCGTTCATCGCTGCGATTGCTGCCGCTACGCCCATAACGCTGTTGTCGATGCCGTTGAGCGCGTCAAGCTGCGCTTGGGCATAGGACAGTTGAGCATCCAGGCCGGCCATGTCGGCCTCGTACTGCTGCTGAGCCGTCTTGAGCTGATCCTGTACCGACCTGAGCAGCTTTTCTTCGGTCGTGAGCTGCTTGCCGTTGACCTTCTCCAACTCGGCAACCAGGTTCGCGGTGCGGCCCTGCTCGCGCTCGAAATCCTCGAGCGAGCCGTACAGCGACGCGTCCATTTCCGACGCCACGTCGAGCGCATCCTGCAGGCCCTCGAAACCAGCCAGAGAGCCGCCCGCCCGCGCCGTGACCAGCGCGCTGTTGAGCGTCATCACCGCCTGCGCACGCAACATCCGCACGGCATCGTCAGATGTGCCGCGCAGGCGCTTGAGTGCCGCATCTAGCGAGTTGGCAATACCTGTCATTCCGGACAGATTTGCCGAGGCCGCTGCGGCCATGTCGTTAAGCGAGCCAACCCGCGCGCTGTAGGCCGCCTGCAGCTCTCGCTGCTGGTTGGCAATGGACCGCTGAAGTGCGGCGTATGCAGTATCGACAGCGCCAAACAGTGCCGCATTGGCTGCCGCTGTTGCCTGCGCCGCCTGCTGCTCGAGAATGGAGTAGTACTGCGCGGCCTGTCCGCTCAGCGCCATCAGCGTGGCGAACATCTCCTGCCCGGCTTCTGTGGTCAGGTCGATATCTTCGACCATCGCCCGGTAGGCCTCGCGGGATGACGCCAACTCCACGTCGGCGGACTCGAACGCCCGCTTGATGGAGTCGATGGTGTCTTCGATCTTCTCGGCTTCGCTGAAAAACGCGCTGTAGTAGGTCTGCGAGTTGGTGGCCAGCGCCTCAAGCCCGCCAGCCGCAGCGGACAGGCTTTCGGCCAGCTTGCCGCCTGCCACGCTCGCGTCGTACATCTCAACGTCGAGATAGCGCAGCACCTCGTTGACGCCCTGCAGGTTGCCGACGAATGCCTGCATGCCTTCAAAGTCGAGGTCCAGGCCGGTGGCAAAGACCTTGTTCAGTTCGGCGGTCATGGCATCGGCGGCAGTGCCGAACCACTCTGCGATGGCCTGCTGAATCTCTTCCTCGGTTTTGCCCTTGGTGCTGATTTTGGTGCGCGCCAGTTGCAGGCCTGCGAGTGACGCCTCTTCCACGCTGTAGCTCAGCGACTCGAACAGGCCGGCGACCGTATCCTCCGTGGCGTCGTAGGTTTCCTGCAGCGCCGCGGCCGTCTCAGGATCGAGGTTGCGGTATTTGGTGCGCTTCTTGTCAGAGCCGAACAGTCCGCCCTTCTTCTTCTGGTCCTCGTAGGACTGGCCGAGGAAATCGCCATTGACCACGCTGAATGCCAGGCCGTAGTTTTTGGTTTCCCAGCCACCTCCGAATACCGAACTCATCAGTCCGCCGATGGTGGCGACCGGGATTCGCAGCGCCTTCGAGAGGAAGCTGCTATCGCCAAAAACCTTGGTGATACCGTTCTCGTAGGCGTTGATCACCTTCGCGCCGAGGCGGACACCGGAAAACTCGTCGTCGAAGTCCTTTGGCTTGAAGTCGTAGCCGTCCGAGATCGCGCCGTAGCCCTTAACGGCCATGTAGAGGCCGGCGATAGGACCAACGATAGCGCCTAGGTTGCCCGCGATACCGGACAGGCTGCTGCCTGCGCCTGCTTGCGCTCCGGCATAGGCAGCATTGCCTATCTGACCAGAAACCAGCGATTGCCCATAGCCGAACCCGGTCCCCGCAGCCGAACCAGCGCCAGCTGCGGCAGACCCGCCAAACCACCCTGAAACCGTGCCCCACGCCGACGACGCCAGGTTGCCGTAGTAACCGGCCGCACCCTGTAGCCCGCCCATGATGCCGCCCGACTGGTAGCCAGCCAGCGCCGCAGGGCCGACGCCCGTGAGCATGCTGTAGGCGGTCTGGCCGTAGTTGAGCAGATTGCTGAGGCTGAAGCCGCCGCCACCGCCAGAGCCGCCGAGCGACGACAGGATGCCGCCCGAGCCGCCGCCGCCAATCCCAATCGCAGCGCCGATCTGCATCACGATAGGCTGGGTGATCGCCATGTGAGCCAGTTCGGCGAGCATCTGCTTGAAGGCGTTGGTCAGCGAGTCACGGAACCCTGCGAACCCGTCCCCGATGTTGCGCCAGGCGTCGGCAAAGGCGCCGTCTACGCGCTCCAGGGATGATTCGGTCCATTGGACCCATTCGGAGGTAATGCCGCGGTTCTCGTCGTACTGCCGGCCAAGTTCAGCCATCAATTCGCCGTGACGCTCGATCGTCAGCTCGCCTCGGCCTAGTGCATCGTCTAGCCGCTTTACGTCCTGCTGGTACTGCTTGGTCGCCTTGCCTACAGGGTCGAGCTGATCTTCGAGGCGCTGGAGCTCCTTGCGGTACTCCTCGATGGCGTCGCCCGGGCCAGTTGCGTCAGCGCCCTCGATTGAGTGGTTCAGGCGGTCGATGGCCTTGGCTAGCTGGTCGCCGTCGAGATACTTGTCAAGCAGTGCGACCTGCTCGTTGTACTGGCGCTGCGCGGCTTCGGCGGGGAACAGGCCATCCATCAACGACTGGAAGGCGGTGGCCTGCTTGTCGGTCTTTCCTGCCGCTTCGGCTGCTGTTGTGCCAAGCGAGGCGGTGCCGGTGCGGAATGCTTCGATCTTCGGCGCTGCGCTCGCTGAAGATTCGCCAAATTGAGTAGATGCGGAGCCGAGCTGTTCGTAAGAAATGATCGCGCGCTGGATCTTCTCAATCTCGGCGTCAATCTCGGCGTCCGTAGCGTAGTTGACCGTGCCCTTTGTGCCAAAAAAGACCAGCCGGTCAAGCGGCCCGCTTTCGCGCATCTCTTGCAGCCTGGCCAGCTCTTCCTCAAGGCGAACAATGTCGCCGCCAGCGATACCGTTAAAGGTCGCCGCCAGCTCTTCGGCCATCCATTTGACGGTGCCGACAGTTGTGGTGGCAGCCTCGACGATGAAGCTGAACCCCTTGGCAACGCCAGTACCAAATACCTGTGCAGCTTCTATGGTCGACGGATCGGACAGAATGTCCGCCACTTTCATGATCGCCGACGCGGTGTCAGAGGATGCGCCGCTTGTCTCATCCATCTTGCCGATGAGCTGGGTAAATGAGTTGCCAACAGTTGTCAGAGCGCCTGAAATGTTAGGGGCCAGCTTGCCGAACGCCTCGTCCATAGCGTCGGACTGGCTGAGAATGGCGCCAACAACCTGCTCGGCGGTCAGTTTGCCTTCGGCGCCAAGGGCGCGCAGCTCGCCAACCGTAACGTTAAGCCCGCGCGCAAGGGTTTGCGCAAGCGCGGGGGCGCCTTCCAGTACCGAGTTCAGTTCTTCGCCGCGCAGCGTCCCAGAGGCGAACGCCTGGCCAAGCTGGGTTAGTGCGCCGGCCGCAGTCGCAGCAGAGGCGCCGGAGACAGCCAGCGACTTGCTGATCGTCTCAGTGACGCGAGCAACGCCCTCGCCCGTCAGGCCAAGCTGCTTCTGGTTGGTGGCGATGCGCTGGTAAAGCTCGGCAGTCTCGGTGAGCGGCTGCCGGCCTTCTTGGGCGACACGGAACACGGCCGCCTGAGCTGCCGCGAAAGCCCCGGCGCTGTCTGTGACCAGTCGGAGGCGGTTAGAGATCGACGTGTAGGCTTCAGTCGCTTGGTAGACCTCGCGCACGCTCAGCGCGGCAACGATGGACGCACCGACCTTGCCCGCCACATTGGACAGGCCGTTGAATTCTGCGCCGGTCTTTTTGGCCTGGTCGCCTATGCCTTTCAGGCCCAGCTCGACCTTGCGCGCCTCGGTGACGAACTTTCCGTTAGCCTCGCGCAGTCGGCCAGCAGCATCGCGATAGATGCCTGCCGCCTTGGCTGCGCCGGTAAAGGCGCCTTCCACGCCATTGGCGGCTTTTTCCGCCTTGGCTCCTGCCCCATTGAGCTTGGCCAGATCGCTTTCGGCGCGGGCGACATCGCTGGTGTCGATCTGAATCGCTAGGCTGGCGATGTCTACCATGGTTTTCTCCAGGCATGAAAAAGCCCGCTCAGCGGCGGGCTCTTGGGTGTTTGAATGGCGCCGAGTGGCGCTTGTGGCTGCCTAGTCAGCGGAACCTGACCAGCTTGTCGATGGCGCGCGGGGTGCACTCTAGGATCAGGGTTGAACCGTCTGCGAATGCCACTTCAGCCAGGTTTCGCTTCTGCGTATAGAAGGAGCCCGCAATAGCGACCACGATGCCGGCAATCGCGCCGAACGGGCCGAGCAAGAATAGCCCGAGGAAGCCGAGCACGATCACACCAATGAAGGCGCCGAAGATACCGAAGCTGCGAGACGCATCCACCTTGGTCTGAACCGACACGACTTGCCCTGCCTCGTAATAAGCTTTTCGCGATCCCTCAACTACCAGCTGGTTGTTGCTGAGGAATGCGCTTCCTTTCAAGCCAAAAGACCCGCCAATTATCTTCATCCCCACCCCTCCCTGTCAGAAAGGGCCAATGTAGCAAATTGCCAGCGGTTCGGCTTAATGCTGCGATGGGTGGAGGGATGCTCAGTTCCGTAGATGGCGGCGCAGTGATAGCGTGCAGGCTTTTGCTAGGGAGAGCGAATGTGTCCTCGATTGTTTTCGATGTAAGCCCCGGCGGCGCACTTGTTGCCGTAGATACGATGTGTACTGACGCGAACGGTGCCTTTCGCTACCACGTCTCGAAAGCCTTCGCTGTTCCGCATCTAAACCTTGTTGTGGCCGTCACGGGCTGGCTCGATCTGGCCGAGCGATTCGTTGCCGCGCTCAACCACTGCGGCTTCGTCGAGCATGACGAAGTAGCGATGCACGCGAGCGATATCCTCGCTGAAATCTGGGAAAACCGGCATGCAGGCCTTGGCGAGCCCTCTGCTGGGCCCAATCCAGATATCGTCACTTCCACGATTTTCCAATTTGGCTACTCCGCTAGTCGTGGTGCATTTGAGGTTGTCCAGTACGCATCGGGCGACGGCTTCCGCCCGCAGCGGGCCACCGACGTTCATGCGCACAAGCCTCCGGCGCCTTTGGTAGGCGAGCCGGAGCAAGGCGATGCCGAGATCGTCAGAATCATGCGCAGCCAGCGATTGCACGAGCAGCGCAAGCCGCCCGAAAGCAGGGTTCACATTGGCGGCGGCATCCTGGTCTTTGTCATCGACCATCGCGGCATCGCCATACAGCGCATCCACACGTTCGACTGACTACTTCGACCGCATCACCTCAAGCGCGGCGATCTCCATCACACGCACCCCGGCAAATACCTCGGTCTGGTCGCGCTTCTTGATGCCCTGCAAGCGCATGACAGGCTCAATGACGGAGTAATCAAGCCCGGTAGCGCCGGACATACCCGAACGCCACTGCGTTTGCATGGCGGCGAATACCTCGAAGGCGTCCCAGTTGTCCGGCCAGATCTCGACCTCAACCTCGAAGTCCTCAGCCGTGAACCCGAACGCCTCCATTTCGTCGTCAGCGGCCGCACCCTGGTACAAGGCGCGAGCCGCGGCGATCAGTTTCCCCGCTTGGCCTGGGTGATCTCGGTGATGTAGGTGCCGAAGATCTCACGCGGGGCGCCTGCGAAGTTCTGGCAGAGCAGCTCGATCGACTCTTTGCCGAACGGGTCGTCCAGCTCCCAGCCCGCCAGGATGTCTTCCATCAGGTCAACGTCCTTGCGTTTCTCGATGCCCTTCATCAGCTCGGCCAGCTGGTCGCGGGTGCGGTGCTTGAACTCGAAGCTCAGCTCGACGCTTTCTCCGCCGTGAACCGGGAATGCCACCTTGGCCTTGAAGGTCGGGGCAACAGCAAGTTTGAATTTAGCCATGGGATGTTTCCTCTTCGGGATTCGATAAAAAAGAGGGCGCCAGACCGTCTCTGGCGCCCTTTGCAGTAGGTTCTGCGAGATGGCTGTCAGTTATGCGGCGTAGCGCACCGGGCGCGACAGCAGCGAGAAGGTGCTGTTCACGGTGTCGACCTGGCCCTTGTTCTTGGTCGGCGTCTCGTTCAGGGAGACGTAGCCGTAGTAGTAAATCTTCGAGCCGTTCTTGTTCACCATCAGCAGCGGGCGGATGGCGCGAGCGTCGGCGGCCTTCTTCAGCGCCTGATAGCCGGCCAGGGTCGGGTCGTCGCCGATCTCCATGGAGATGGTCTGTGCCGAGTACATGGTCGGGATCTGGATTTCGAAATCGGCCTCGAGCGGGCTCACGGTTGCGAACTGCTGCTCACCACCGGAGGTGCTGATGCCGATCACCTGGGTGATCTGCGTGAAGGTGAGGATCTTCTGTGCCGATCCGCTCGAGGTGCCGACCGGGAATGCGTTCACGTCGCTAGTGTCCAGGCCTTCAAGCTCGAAGGTGCTGGCGCTGACATTGGCCACGCGGAAAACGCGCTCATTGGCACGCTGCCAGCCTGACTTGATGATGACCATGTCGCCGTTGGCGAAGCCGTGAGAGGCTGCGCTGGCAACTGCCGTGGATGCATTGCTGATGCCGGTCACCGCAACGGACGTGCCGAAGGAGGTGCCGAGGTGGATGGTAGTACCGTCCGGAATGGAAAACGCCATGGTGTCTCTCCTGGGGAAAAGGTTTTTTGCGGCCACAAAAAAGCCCGCTCGATGGCGGGCTCTGATGCTCTTGGGTGTCGCTACACGCGGTCGGCTCGGTAGCCGAAGCTCACGGGTAGCGTGAATGTGGTACTGCCTGGAATCATTGGGCCTGGGTCTACCGGCTTGACGATCGATACTGTCAGATCGCCAGACACAAGCTCAAGCGTGTACGGGAACAGCGCGTCCAGCTCAGCAACCAGCGCCTCTGCTGCGCCTGTGCCCTTCCCGTTTGGCGCGACAATCGACACCTGAAATACCCCGATAAAGGTTCTGGTATCGCCAGCAAGGTCGATGCTGTCAGTGAGCGCCGGCAGCATGAACGCCTGAAGGTAGATGCCAGGCGGAGGACTGAAAGCGACCCCCTGCCACGCCACCTTCAGGCCTTTAACTGACGCCCACGCAGAAAGGCGCGACTCGTAAAGGCCGCGGACAATGTGATGCGACATGGGTTATGTCCTGAGCTTTGCCGACTCAGCGGCGATGATCTGCTGGATGCGCGCCATCGTGATTCGCACCATGCCTTCCGGCGCCTGCTTCGACAGCCCTTCGTATTCAAGCGGGATGGCGTACGGCATCAGGTTAGAGATGTAGCCGGTCTCGCCAGCCTTGAACTGGATCACGTCTGATGCGATCTGCTGGACCGTTGCCGACCCGCTCTTGTCCTCGCGCCCCGTGACGGATGACGCCGGGCCAACGGTGAACTGCCATTCGCCGCGGAAGCGCCCGGTATCTACTGGAGACAGGCGAACAACCGAGTTGCCGATGCTGATGGTCACAGCCCGATAGAACTCGGCCATGTTTCCGCCGGCCTTCTCTGCGAACTCGCGCAGCTGTAAGGAGAACGAGCCTTTCATCGGCGGGCCTGCAGTTCGTATATGAGCGGAGTGCCGGCCGGGTTGATCTCCTTGATGTTGACGATGGTCCAGGTATGGCCGCCGACCACAGCCTTGGTCGTCAAGGTTGGCATCGTGAGTCCACTGGCTGACATGATCAGCTTCTTGTCGCCCTGCTGGATCAAGGAGCCAGGATGGTTCGATATCCCGGCACGCTCGCTTAGCGTGTAGTCCTGAAGGATTCCGCTACCTGTTTGCTCGGCAATCACCGGATCGGCAACGATGCCAGTCTCGGGATCGTACCCGCCAGGGACTTCATCGCGCAGGGTAATGGGCTGGCCGAACTGTTCTATCAACCGCAGAGCGGTCGAGGCCATGCGGTCATAGAACTGCGACATGTCACGCCCTCACGGCAAATAGGCCACGCTTGACCAGATAATCAGCGAACTGTGTCCGGCTTGGCCGATCGGGAGCGGCCGGCAGCAGATATCCCGACTTGTTCTCGGCGTACTGCACGTCTACGGCGCCTTCTACCCGCTCGCGGATCACTGCGCCTTGGCGCTGGGCAGGCGGGTCGATGTCGTCAGCATGAATCTCAGCAGCAAGGGCCATCTGGCCGTACTGGATGCGCGCAGGGATGTAGGTCGACGGCAGCACCTCCCCGTCGACCTCGACATCAGCGCGAGGCCACGCCAGAGCCTGCGCAGCGCTTGCCTTGCGGCCTTTCCAGCCCATGACCTGCATCTGCATTGCGGCGCGCCGGAGCAGCGATTCCTGAGCCTGCTCGGTGTCAGGAACGGTCACGCCGTAGTTCGCGGCATAGCTGACCAGCTCGGCGGCCGTGGCATACGACTCACTGTCGGGCTTTCCGCTACCGTCCTCGATGATCAGCGCCAT